AGATGCTGATGTTTGATCATGATATTGCCAGTTTTCTCCCTGCGTAAATGCAAAGACAGTCTTGCTATCATATGCTCCAGCAGATGGGTTTGATCCTGCTGAAAATATTCCTATTTCTGTTATTTCATATCTTTCTTCTGTTGGTAGTTCTGCTGTCAATACTAATTTTTCTGTACCGCCATCATTTACAAAACCTCTTGAAGAGATAGGCACTCTAAACATTTCAAAGTCAAGGTTTTCTTTTGCTGAATAGTTTCCATATGGGTCAGCGGTTGCTAGGGGCTGTGCGCCGCATCCTACGGCTATATAAGAGGCATAAGCAGGTGCCTGCCCAAGAAGGTACTTACCAATAATAGCCTGTCCAGTATTTGTAATCATAATTCCGCCTCATATATTGTACCACTGCTGGTAATTTCAACTTGAACTTGTTCTCCATCTTCAATATTTACTACCTCAATAATTAAATCGCCTGTTTCTGGGTCTATATAAACATGTTCTCCGTTTGGCCCATTTCCAACATTTGGAACTTTTGACTCAAACTTGATAGAGAAATTTTGAAAATATTTATCTGATGTAGCCTGAAGACTAACAATATTATTAGGATTATATTGCTGCTGAATTGTACTTAAATTTTTGATTGGCTGATAAATAACCTGTTGACCATTTACTGTATCATTTCTAGCAATATTAATTAATTCTTGTCCACCAATATTTTCAAATAAAATATCAGCCATTATCTCTACTGGTGTAGCCTCTTCATTAAAAAGAATTGTATCTATTGGAGCAGTCAAAACTGGATTAACGGCAAATGTATTTATGTTAAGGCCAGCGTTGTTTGGAGTCATTGGAAATGGTGATACTGATTGACTGTCTGACACTTTACACCTCACTTAGATATAGAGTCATATTTGGACCATCTATATCTCTTCCATATTTAATATTATATATTACAAACCTATCTGTTGTTGGAGCAACAAGATCAAGGCCTGTAGAATCTTTATAATTAATAGTTACTATATCTCCCAGTTGTAGAGTAGGAATTGAAAACATGTTTACGCCTACCGCTTTTTTAGGCTTCATAATCTTATTAATAATCCAGCCCATTAACTGTTGGGCATCATCTTCACTTTGAATATATGGGCTTTCAATTGTAAATTCATTCTTACCATATATTATTCTACTCTGTTTAATCTCATCATATTTTGCTTTTTCTACAAGTGGAGAAGTAATTACTGCACTACCCTGAAGTTGTGGGCTTGATAGATTGCTTTTCTTTCTAAAGTATTCATCTACAGTTAACTCATAACTAGTATCTTGTGTAAATGTAACTCCCTGAATTCTTAGATAGTTTCCTGTTGTTTCGTCTAGATTTAATGCAGTATCTGTTGCATTAAATATTAAGAACTCAGCACCATAGGAGTCTGCCTGGAATCCTGATACAGTATATCCTTTAATTCTGTTCAGCGTTGGGGATAGTTGAGCATATAGTGCTGGATATGAGCGGTCATACCTAATATCAAAATATGCACACTCACGCATAATAGTTCCAAACTCATCAAAATACATATTATATTTTGGTGGCTGCTCAGAACTAATTCCTGTTAGATAGGTGGCCTGAATAATTCCACTCATTGCATATTTACGGAAAGACTCGTTAGCATCAATTCCCTTGTCTCCAAAAGCACTTGACAATGTTTCTCCTACTGTAAAGACTGAGTTTTGAGAATAATTTTCAGCCAATGCATAAATATTTTCAAACATTACTCTTGAAGATCCACGAATAAATGGAGCAATATTATTATAAATTGGTAGCGGATCAGTGTCATCAACTATCTGAATTAATTTATTGTTAATGTATAGATAGAATCTACGTATAGTTCCAATATCTTCATACTCTACTGAAAGGTCATAGACTGTTGAATTCTCTTCACCCGCCATTCTGTACTGACCTGTAAATCTACCATCGTCAACAATAATACTAGTCAACCCACCCCATAGTTTTACAGGAATAGCATCGCTGTTTGAAGAATCTTTTTTAACTTTATAAAATACAACATTATTAATAGATATATTTGGATTTCCAGCATTGTCTGTTGTAATATATGACTCAATGTTATCTTCTGTCATTGCCACAATTTCAAAGTAGTATCCGTTATTGGTTTCTGGATTAAGCAATACCGCTATACCGCCAGAACCTCCACCTATGCTGATATTTTGATTTGGCAGTGCTCCAGTTACTTGGTAATACGATGTGCTACCGATTGGAGTTTGTGCACGGTTTTCATTATTTTCAATTTTTCCAATAATGCGTAGTCTTGTTCCAAAAAGTTTATATGCATCATCTAAATTTTTATAAACATATGTTACAAAATTTAAAGGGGTTTCTGTAGTTTTAAATGAAGGACCATTCATAATTAGTGCAGAAGATTGTATTGTTCCTGACTGTGTTGATTTTAGATTATTAACTGCAGTTTCTGTCAGGTAGTTAGTTGCCATGAAATTTTTAATAATTCCATTTCGTGTTGTTTGTTTTGCAAGATCATTATTAACACCAGCAGCACCTGGAGTTGTGGAAGGAACGGTTGGGTCTAATTCAGTCGTAAACATGTATTGTGCTTGCATATTACAGCCACGAACATATGCGTTGTTACTCCAATAGTCACTAATTCCAGCATTGTGCTCTACTATCGGTGTTCCAAATTGTCCTCGTCCATGTTCATAAACTGCTCCTGGCTGCAAACGCTCAATGCCATCTATTGTTTCATAAAATGGAACGGAATAAATACGAACTAGACCAGTTGGATAAATCTTTCCATTAAATGGAAGGGTAGAAAAATATCTTTGATATTCTTGATTGCTTGTAATCCAGACATTTCCTGTTCCTGTAATATTAAATTCGGCAGCATCATATCTAAGAATTTCTCCATTAGCATAAAAATATCCTTGATATCTTGTTAGCCAATATACACTTTCTCCTAGATCAATTGTATTGTTTATAACTACCCCGCTAGACACGGTTGGTGGTACTGCAGGTAGCGTAGAGTTAATTGGCATAGCACCTAAAACATAATTACCCTGTTGAGAAGCAACCTCATTTACTGTTTTTGTATTTTGTGTTCCCGCTACTTCCCATAGTAAGGCTGGCTTATAAATCCATGTTTTCTCTTTATCAACCATGTTGGCTTGTCTAATGCTGCCATAACTTCTTTGTAAATATCTAGTAGTATATGAAACTTTACCATCATTATAAACTTTTTTATCTTGAGAAGCAATAGAAATAATATTAGGAATATTATCGGATGGTTCGTTTTCAATTACTCCAGAGTCTGTTTGATTATTATTTCCAAGTAATACAAAGTCTGTTGGTCTTTCGGCTTCTGTTGGCATCAAATAGTTTTTGCTCATTACAACAAAATTATTGTACTCATCAAAGAACATTGCTGTCTGTGTAGCAACTGCTAATTGATTTAAAACCTCTGCTACGTTTTGGTCTGGGGCAACAAAGAAATATGGAATTATAGGATCAGATTCTCCTGCTACTCTTCTAAAAGTATAATTGGTAAATCCTATAAAATCTAATAAGGTTGTTATTGCAAAACTTAAAGATGACTCAGTTAGAAGTAATCTAGGGGCTGGCATTGATTCAAGGAAGAAATAAAAATCTCTCAACTGAATACTAATGGATCCAGCATTAACGTCTGCCTGTGGAAGTCCTTCTGAATACATTGTTTTGATAGGAATATAATAGTCGTATAGCAAACCATCTGTATCTTTTACACTGTTAATTACTTCGTAAAATAAAAATTTAATATTTTTTCTTACATAGTCAGCAATAATGCTAGATGAGTTATTTTCATTAAATGCCTGATCATCATCAAATAAAGACATTGTTCCCGTTGATGCTAGTAGTTGCCCAACTGGCAAAGATGTAACTCCAACATCTGATAATATTTTTGTAGTTTCATAATTTATTATTTTGTCTGAAAGATCTACTAGCAATCTTGGAGAAAATTCAATAAGATCAAATGTAGAGTCAAATTTATTCATTGTATCTACAACTACTCTTATACCACGCATGTACTGAAATTCTCTATACGATGTTCCACCAGCCACAGTATCTGTAAAAGATAATGGAGAAGTTAAGTCTGTTACAAAACAAGTTTCATTAGTTATTGCTTCAGAACCTAAAATCCAACCGTATTCTGGAGTAAATGTTTCATAACTGTCTCCGTCCCAAATATAAAAAGTTCCAAGATCTCCGTCATTTTCAATTACTAAATATGAATATCCAGTAAGTGAAACCTCTGGTAGTAATGTACTTGAAGATAGAGTTTCTGCAAATCTATATATGTCTCTATATATTTCTGGAACAATAAGACCATACTGTAATTCAACATATCCATCTGGACCAATTATTGCTGATCCATCTGCTCTTGTATCATTTTCTGTAAATGTATATGCATCAACCCAGTTGTTTCCATTAAGATATTGAATTCTCCATCTTGCAGGAGTTTTTTTATTTGCATCTCCATATAGTGGGTCTGATAGTGTTCCTGTGGCTGTTGTAAATGGCCCTAAGTCTACCGTGCCAACCCCAGTCTGCATTTTTATTACAACACGGTTTGCAGGAACCTGATTTTTATAAACTACAAAAGGAACAGTATCATCAATATAATATAAATCATTTGATATATTTTTAGCAATTCCATATTCAACATTATCTTCTGTTCTATAAGAAGTCCAATATCTAAACTGATCATATCTAGATGGCATGTACCAACGTGGTCTTTGTGCCATATCTGCTCCAGAGTTTGGCATATATGACCCAGTAAAGAATAATGGTTTATTAATTCCAGAACGTGGTCTAAATGGTTTAATACAGTCTTCTAAAGAGTAAAGCATTTTCATTTTTTCTTTTAGAAGTGTAAACTGTTGTGGTGTACCAGAATTATCTAGTCCTCCATCTATTACTACATCTGCATCTGTAGCACCTGTATAGTACCCGCCAGAATCTGAAGGGTCAAATATTACTGGTAGTGTAAAAAAGTCTGATCCTGGTGTAGTTGGACGGTAGCGATAGTTACCAAGCAAGAAAATATTATCTGGCATATTCATATTCCACTCAGCAAGAACTAAAGACTTTAGTTGTATTGTTGCTGATGTTTCTAGATGAGTCTTTAATGTTTCATTTACAAACATGCTAGACCTCTTCTAGAGTTACGTTTATATTCCAGAAATCATAGTTATTCCCACCACGTTTTACGACGGTATAATTAAAATCTGCAAAATAGACTTGAATGATTTCATTATATTGACCTAGATGACCAAATGATGAATCTGTAATTTCTCCATTTGTTTTGAAATTACTATATTTGTCATATGCTAGATACATCCAAAATGGTCCAGGATGGCTGTTGTACCAGTCTAGAATTGCAACTCCACCTGCACCACCGTCAGATGTAAACTCGCCACTTGTATTTTTATATGGTGAAATACCGCTTGAGTTAAAATCTGCTACCTCAAAATATGCACGGGATGGAATCATATTCCATGACCAATTAATACTAAGTTTATCTGCAATATGATAAGATCTCATACGACCATTAATTGTTCTTTGACGCTTTTCAATTCTTTGTTTATTAAAATTAATTTCACTACGATTATTATCGGATAGGATTAAGAACTGATCAATTAGGTCTTCATCTGTACCGCCAGGAACTACAGCGCCTACTTCGTATCCATTTGGCACATATAGTCCGCTAGTCAATGTTCCTGAATTATTAGACCAAAGGACAGCCTCTGGACGCTGATAGCGCTTACGACCTGTCATATATGCAGCGGTAGCCATTATGAAACCCTTTGTCCCCTAATTCTCTGTGAATCAACTTGTTTAATCTGTGTCATAACTGCCCTTGCAATTTCATCAGGATTTGCCCCAGACTTAACATTTACATTGATACTATAATTATACACTCCCTCAGAAGAAGATTCTCCATTATTCATTGCTTTTAGTTTGTCTACACCATAACTATTTACAGCATACTTGCTCATTATAAATTCTCCAGGTGAGAGCATTGCTGGTATTTTGTCTGCTCCTCGTGCTAGTCCGCCGAATGAAAAATATTTAGGAATTAATCCACCTTTTCCTCTAAAGCCAACACGACTTGTATCAAACCTAGCATAACTATCTGCTTTATTTTTTGCTGCTTGAGCACTGATATCAAACATTTGTCTAAACTTAGATTGCTCATCAACGATCAGTTTGGGAGCAACTGGATTTTTTAGATTATCATTAAGTTCATCAATTTGTTCTTTTAGTTTAAAATTAATCGCTGTTCCAACAGTAGTATCTTTACGAAGTTGTGTAAGAGTTGCTATTTGTTCTGTAATCTTTTTTGTATTTTCATTAATTACAGTTATATTTTCATCTTTCTTTTCATCATCCTTCTTGTCATCGCTTTTCTTATCATCATCTTTTTTAATAATAGGAGGTGTTCCAATATTAGGATTTTGACCTGTAGCGGTAGTAGCACCAGTAATTGTTGCTAATGATGCTGCTTTAGCAATTTTTTCCCAAAGAGACAAAATATTTGTTAGATATCCAACTGTTGCTTCAAGCACATCATTATACTTGCCAGCAGCAATTTCTGCAGCCATTTCTGCATCTGCTGCTGCCTGCCATGCATCTTTTTGTGCATCAATATTATCAAGTCTTGCCTGTAGTTCATCCTTAACCTTTTGAAGATTTTTTTGTGCAGTATCTAATCTTTCATTCGCAAGTTTTAAATTTTGTTCATCTACAACATTAATGCCATTTTTAATATTATAAACTTTATCTTCAAGATCACGAATTTGTATAAGGTTTGCTTCACGTAACTCTTCAAGATCATAAATATCATCTTCTATATCACGAATGCTAAGTTGTAGCAATTCTTGCTCTTTTTGTTTTGCAAAAATTTGATCTTGCTTAACACGAATCTGCTCTTGTAAAGGAATTCTTGCTTGCTCTAGTGCATAAATCTGATCTTGTTTAATAAGAACTTGTGCTTGTACTGCCTCACGTTGTTCTTCTAGTGTAAATACTTGTTGGCTAATTTGGAATTGACGTTGTTCAACCTGAACTCTTGTCATACCCTGGCGTGTACGCAAAGCCTCTAGTTGGGCTTGTCGTGCAGCCTCTATAGTTCCAGAAGCACGTTCAGAAGCAGATGCGGCAGCCTGTGCTCTTGCTTCTTGTGCAGCCTGTGCAGCAGCAGAAATATCACCTTGAGTTAAAGCATCTGCAATGCTAAGTTGTTGTTTTTGTTGAGCAGAAATATCTTGATTAATATCTGAAATCTTTTTGAGTGCTTCTTCTTGTGCATCATACTTTTGATTAATACCTTCTGCAGCACGATCCATTAATTCTAATTCATTAGCAAGATCAGAAGACTCCTCTTGTAGTGCAGCAATTGGGCGCTCAAATCCAAGTTCAATGCTTCGCTGCATTTTTTCAATATCTGCTTGTAATCCAGCAATTGGTCTATCAAAACTAATTTCTATTTGTCTTTCAATAGAACTAATTTGTTTATTTAGTTCTTCAATTGGTCTTTCAAAGTTTAATTCAAGATTACGTTGTAGATCAGAGATTTGTTCTTGGAAAACCTCAATTGGCCTAGAAATAGTTAGTTCTACTGTACGTTGTTTAGACTCAATTGTTTTTTCATAATTGTCAATAATGCCCTGAATCTTATCTACCGCAGCCTGTGCAGACTCTACTTCTTTTTCAGCCTTAACAATCTTTGGCTTATATTCACGCTCTGCCGCTCTTTCAAGGAATGCAAATAACTCATCTGCCTTACGACGTAATTCTTCTTTGGCATCATCTGCAGTAATACCAAGAACAATATCAATCTTTTTTAGTTCTGGTATCTGTGCTATATATTTGGCAAGTTGTTCAGAATCAATCTTTCCATCTTTAAGATCTTTAATAAATGCTCTTGCTAAATCTGGATTAGAAAATATTTCTTTAATATCTTCTGACTTTAAACCAATTTTTTCTAGCAATGGAACTATTGCAGCAAACTGCTTTTTTAGTTCTAAGTCTGCTGTTCTACCTTCAAAGAATTTAAGAAGTTCACCACTTAATAATTCTCTATTTACATCTTTAATTAGACCAAGTAGCGTTTTCCATTCTGGGGTACCAACCTTAGTTGTGGCAATTGCAGCAGCAAGAATAGGGTTAGATGCTATTTCAAATGCCCTACCAGTTTCAACTCCAGCCTTTTGTAATTTTGAAAAAGCCTCTTGCGATTGAATAAGTTGAGTTCTTTGTTCTTTTAATTCTTTAATTGCTTTTGAATATGCAGACTCCCCTGTACCAGTTCCCGTACCAGTTCCAAGTTCTTTTGCAACAAGTTCACGTATTTCTTTTAGATCTTTAATATCTTTTCTAATTTTTGCACGTACTCTGCTTGCTGTTCTTTGTGCACCACCATCAAGAGATGTTTCTGCAATCTTTAGTGCAGCAATCATTGCTGGAGTAATTGTGGTAACCCCAAGCATTGCAGCCTCAACTAATAGTAATTGATCTGATGTATTTTTAAGACCTGCAACACTTTTAGCCAATTCTCCAGGTAAATTTTTAAATACCTGTTGCATTAATAAAGCAGCCTGTGGTTCTGGCATATCAGAAACAGTTTTAGATATAGAAGCAAAACTTTGATCAAACTCTTTTGCAGTTATAGTTCCATTTGCTAATTGTCCAGAAATACCATTTAACATTCCCGCAATTGCTTTAGATGTTGTTGAAAGTGTTTTCTTTAAGTCTTTAGATAATGTCTCTTGTGTCCAAGTTACTACTTCACCAGTAGCCCTGCTGACAGCACTATTAGTTTGTGATGTGTATCCAGTAGCAAAATCTTTACCAAGCGATTCGCCTAATTTAATTATGCTTGCTTTAAATTCTGCCTGACCCTTTTCTGTTTTTAAGTCTATATTTGCAAAATCAATATTTAAGTTTGTCTTACCAGCCTCTTCTTGTAATGCTTTAAGAATAAGATCAATTTGTTCTTTAGCAAAACCTTTGCCTTTAAGTTGTACGGCTAGAGAATTAAATATTAAAGAAGCCTGCTCATCTGAAGCATTTTTTAATGACTCAATATCATTTTTAAAATTCTTTAAAAAGTCTTCATTTTGTCTTAATGCATCTAATTGTGTTCTTGTTTGTGTATTTACTACTAACTGCGGACCAGTTCTTTCTAATGGAGTTGTTTGTGGAACTACTCCAAAAAAATCTCCTAGAGTTTTTAACTTATCTTTAGTAAGAGTTGCAGCATCTCCAAGACCTTCTATTGATAAACGCTCACGTTCTCTAGCAGCATTTACCATTTTTATTATTGCAAATGTTCCTGTTAAAGCAGTAGTTACTAATCCAATTGGACCTAAAAACTTTGTTACAAAAAGTGTTGCTCTTGCTATAGCGCCTGCAAATCCAGATCTGCCTAGCAAACCTGGCATTGCCGCAATTCCTCCGCCACCCTTTGCCATCTTTACTGCACCACTTGCAAGAGAAAGTCTATCCGCTACTAGTTTAGTAAATTGTGTTTGAGTAAGCATTTGTGTTACAGACATTAATGCAAACATTGCAAGATTTAATTTAGAAATAGTTCCTGCAAATTCTCCAAGTTTTCCACCACTCATTGATGCTATTCCAGATAATGATCCTAGAGCAAATGTTCCACTCATTAATCCTCTATTAAGACTTGTCATTCTATCTTGGAATGATTTAGCAGATTTGACCATATCTTCAGCGGACTGTTTTGTTGCTTCTGAAATAATTGCTGCATTAGCAACCTGCGCTAATGGAATACCTCCGCCTCTTTCAATTGGGAAGTTAGTTCCTGGAGTTATTGTTCCAGTTCTTGCACTACGTCTAGTTCGTGTTACAGCACCCTCTCTTGCTTTCTCATATGCTGTTCCATCATCCTGTCCATCTTTAGATGCAAGTGGGTGTGGACTTGTTCTTTGACGTGACTCTACATAAATATCTTTTAAGCCACTCTTTTCTACACCAAGTTTATATGACTGTCCAGTTTTAAGACCAGCATTTTCTGCTTCTTTCTGGAACTCTGCAGTAAACTTTGCAATATCTCCTCTTAATGATGCAAGT